GGGGAAGAGACGGATGTCGATTTCGACCTTATCAGAATGGAGCGCTATACTAATCAGCCGAGGGGTAGCCTAAATCGCTGGTTCAATTACGTTTTCCCTCAAATGGCATCCGACCTGTCTATTCCGTGGCTCACGATTTCCCCGAACAAAAACGACAAAATAATCATCAACTTTACCCAGCGATACCGAAACCACTTGATTAACTACTTCTTCTTAAAGGAATATCAAGATCGAATTGTCTTTGCTGGATTAAAGGAAGAACGCGACCTGTTTTGTTCCACATGGAACCTTGATATTGAGCATCTTGAGGTATACGACTTTTATCAATTAGCTACCCTAATTGCGGGCTGCAAGTTCTTTATGGGCAACCAAAGTTTTTGCTTTCAGGTAGCCGAGGCGGTCAAGGCTCCGCGTATCTTAGAGATATTTCCAATGATGCCAAATGTTGTCCCATCAGGCAACTTTGCATACGACTTTTACCACCAAGGAAGCTTAGATTTTTACTTTCATAAACTACTAAAAAATGAATAGAGAAGAATTACTGCGTTTTGCTGGCGAGTTTTTTGGAACTTGCACTAAGATTATGCAAAACAAGAACAAAGACTACACGGGAGCAAAAGAGGTGGAAGACCCCTTTTCCAACTTCAGGGCGGTAGAAATGTTTGGCATTGAAACAGAAACAGGCTTCATAACCAGAATGACGGATAAGATGGCTCGCATAGGTTCTTTTGTTAAGCGGGGGGAACTTGCGGTAAAGGATGAAAGTGTGAAAGACACCCTTGTTGATCTGGCTAATTATGCGATGCTATTTGCCGCCTACTTGGAAAGTAAAAAGGTTGTAAAATGATACACGAATTTAAGACACCCCTACCAGTCCACACTCCTCACGGAGAAGGGGAGGCTATTTTGATTATTGACTACGGCATTGACGTAAACACTATTTGGCTGATTAGACTTGAGGGCGGCTTAGTCAAGCACTATAATTCAGATGATATTCGCTTGTACGGAAACCCGATGCACGGGAAAGGATATGATGTTCAAATACCTATAAACTGGAAACAATGAGAAAAGTAAGAGCTAAACAGCTTAAAAGAATTGCAAAGTCGATAACCGCGTCTTCCCCAGAGATGATGAGAAAAGTATACCGCAGACTTAAAAAAACGTGGAGTGCGAACAAGTCTAAATAGCGTAACCCTTATCTGTGTTGACTGTTCAAGACACGCAGAAGCATTGGCGGCTATACGAAAAAGTATGGCTGAGTGTGATTTTGCGGCGGTCAAGTTTTTGTCCGATAGGCAGTTTTATTTTGAGGGTATTGAGTCTGTAATTATACCTAAGATAAGCTCTAAGGAAGAGTACTCAGAGTTTATAATAAAGAAGCTAATCAAGTATTTTGATACAGAATTTGTATTGTTAATACAGCACGATGGGTATATACTGAACGGGAAGTCTTGGCTGCCAGAATTTTTGGATTACGACTACATTGGCGCTCCGTGGCTTTACTCTGACGGGAAAAATGTGGGTAATGGCGGTTTTTCTATCAGGTCCAAAAAGCTTCAAGATATATTGGCTGCAGATGATTTTATTTTTGCTTCGGATCCCGAAGATCAAGCAATAGGTCGCCTATACCGAGATTATTTAATAAAAAAGTACTCGATTAAATTTCCTTCTGAGGACATTGCTGATAAGTTCGCCTACGAACTTCGCACACCTATTTACGACACATTCGGGTTTCACGGCAAGTTTCATAAACCCTTTCAAAAGACGGTCATTATCAAGCGAAGTGCGGCGATGGGTGATGTTATTTTGGTTGAACCCGTATTGCATTACTTTCACAAAAAAGGCTATCGGGTGGTTATTGATACACCTGAGCAATTCTATATGCTTTTTGTGAGCCATTACTTCCCCGTACACCACATAAGCAAAATAGACGCAAGGCTTATTCCCGGAGCCGAACACTATAACCTTGATATGGCTTACGAGGCGTTGCCTAAACAGAACAGGTTGCTTAGTTACTATCAGTTTTGCGGCATCAAGGACGGGGAAATGAGAAACCCTAAATTATCGGTAGGTTTCCAACTAAGTCAATACACCAAATTATTTCCTAAATATTGCATCATACACCTTGAGGGCATAAGACAATCTGGAAGGAATGTTTTTGGGGTGGACTGGGAAAATGTGGTAGCCAATATCCAAGCAAGGGGCTATTCGGTATTTCAAGTTGGTAAACGGAATGTGCCTCTTATCAAGAACGCTATCTATCTTAACACAATGAACGAGAATTTTTTGTGTTATGCGGTGGGAAGTGCCGACTTCTTTATCGGAATAGATAGTGGGGTAAGCCACGTTGCGTCTGCCTTTAATGTGCCGTCAATCCTGTTTTTTGGCAATACCAACCCAGAGATTGTCCACGCCGACCTTTCTAATAAAGTTGTCCTGACAAAAGTTGTTTGCGAAAAGCCCCACTGCTGGCACGAACAAATCGGGGTGGAAAGTAGCGAGTGTTACATTGACCCACAACTTCCCCCTTGCGCAAAATACACCACAAAAGAAGTTTTAGAAGCAATAGATAAAATAATCCAAAATGAGAATAACAACCTATAAGCAAAACGGCGACTCAGCCCTGCAAGTTCAAGTCCTAAAAGCAATCTGTGGCCCAACCGAGGATAAAACCCTAATAGACCTTTGTTGCGGATCAGCCCCGCAAACAGGCCAAATAGCTTTTAAGCAAAAAACCCACGTTGACGCCGTATATAGAGATCTTGTGGGTGGAGGGGAAATGATAGCAGACGATGTTATTGAATTTCTAAAAAAATCGTTTGGGCGTAAATGGGATATATCCATTAGTACCGACTCTATAGAACATTTTAGAGATAAGGATGCTTGGGAATTCGTGGAACTTACCTCTAAGGTGGCGTCTAAAAATATATGGTTCACGCCTTTAGGAGAGTTCTGTATGACCTTAGACCCTAATAATAATGACCCGGACACCCACAAGTCGGAGTGGACACCTGAAAAGCTGGAGAAAGCTCAGCCGGGCTACTGGTCCTTTCTTGCCTTTCCAAGCTGGCACCCTACCCTTAGAAACTCAAAAGATGAAATACTCGGAGCCTTCTTTTTCTGGCACTCCAAGGATCCAGACGCCGACTTTGCCCGTGTAAAATCTGAACTTAAAAATTTGGAATAATTGTAGTATTTTTGGTAAAAGGTATCTTCATGCCAAAGCTTAGATTTAAAACAGCCGCTTGGTCTCGCTCAGAAGGGAAGGCAAAATCGGGTGGCTTAAACGAAAAAGGCCGCGCTTCCTACAAGGCTGAAACAGGCGGAACCTTAAAGGCTCCTGTTAAGTCTGGAGACAACCCTCGCAGAGCTAGTTTCCTTGCTCGTATGGGCGGTATGCCCGGACCCGAATATAAAGACGGAAAACCAACCCGCCTGCTTCTTTCTCTAAGAGCGTGGGGCGCATCTTCTAAGGCTGACGCAAAAGCAAAAGCTAAAAATATTTCTGAACGCAATAAAAATAAAAAATAAAATGCCACAACAATTACCAAAGGACAGGCCTACCGCGGCTGACAAAAAAAGAGAGCAAGACCTAATCAACGCCTTGCAAAAAGAAGATTTTTACGGCAAGAAAAAAGCTCCTGCTAAGGCATCTCCAAAGCCAGTAGTAAAGGTTACAAAAGTTCAAATGAGCGTAGATAGACCTACCGCTGCGGACAAGAAAAGAGAAGACGATCTCGTGAAGGCCCTTCAAAAGGAGAAGTTTTATGAAAGCCCCTTGATGCGTGCCGCCAAGGCAAAAAAGCAATAATATGCCGCAAAAAGATAAAGCATTTGAAAAGGAGCTATCTCAGCAACAGGTAGACAAACTTGCTGATAAGCTAATTAAGAATATGGCCGAAAAAAAGAGGCTTGAAAACCCTGTTATGGCCTCTATCGTTCGGTCTGCCGGAACTGAAAAACAGAAGGAGCTTCTTCGTAAAAAAGGAATTGATGGGCCAATATTTCGCGCCATCGTTCGTACTTCGACAAAAAAGAAGTAACTTTATAACAAACAAACACAAACGCCTATGCTCGCTGTAGAGGGAAGAGTTGTTATTAGCGTTGATTTAGAAAGTAAGAATAGCCATACCTTTTCGGATGGCACAAAGATTAGATTAGAGAGGGACTATAACAACCTAAACCAAAGAGAAACAAAGCCCGTCAATGCGACTGTAATTGACGGCGAAGGAATTAAGTCTGGCAGTCAAATCTTGATCCACCCTAATTTTACTCACGAAACATACAAGATAAATGACAGGACCAGACTTTCTGGTGAAGTCGAGGGAAGTGATATTAAGTATTTTTCAATACCAATGGAAAAATGCTTCGCGTGGCTGGATGGGGAAACGTGGAAGCCGCTTAAGACCTTTGAGTTTGGCCTTCGTGTATACAAGCCCTACGAAGGAATGATACAGGGTATTGAGCCTAAGTTGATACCTGATGTATTGTACGTTACAACAGGGGAGTTGGCTGGAAATATAGTGCAAACCCTAAAGGCTTGCGATTATGAAATTATCTTTCAAGGAATTAACGGACAAGAAGATAGATTGATACGCTTTCGCCACTTCCCCGACGAGGACCACGAAAGAGAAGAAGTGATAGCAATGAGAGATGATTTAACGGAGCGATACAATAAGGGAGAGATACTAATTGGATTATCTCCGTCTACCGCTAAAACAATCAACGATGACTGATGCCGCTAAAAAAATCTTGGAAGACCGAATAGCCGAGCTTGAAAAAGAGCTTGAAGGTTATAAGAATAATGGAGTAGAAAAACTCTATTACAGCCTTCAACGTAAGGCAAACGAAATGGCTGACCTATTAAATAGCGTCAACCTAAAGAATGTAAACATTGACGATGCCAAAGACAAGAGCTTTGAGCGTATTTTCAAAATCCTTGAGAAGAGTAACGCGGTAAGTGAGTCAATCAGAGCGCTCAGGGATAGCGTTCCGGGCGTCAAAAAAGAAGAAGTTAAAAAACCATTTTTAGACCGCATCGCGGAAGAAAGAAATTAATTATGGCAAAGTCAAAATCCAGCGGCACCAGCACCAAGGTGGTCTTCTTTAAGACAAAGGGAGGAAAAGCTAAAAAAAGTAGAAACAAGCACGACCGCAAATCGAGGACGTATCGCGGCCAAGGCAGGGTCTAATGACAACTGAGTTAATATACGGTACACAATGTCGGCTACCAGAACTTCCCCCGCATACTAAAATACTCAACTTTGATAAGAAAGTAGAGGATCAGATGTGGGTCAGGGAAGAACTGCCTGACTATTTTGAAAAGATTGAGTATACTAAGACGGGCGACTTAATTCTTACCGAAGAGCAAGAAGAATACGCCATTAGAGAACTCGAAAGATGCAAAAAAGGTGTATGGGTTTACATTCTCGGCAAACCCTACTTTATCACCAAAAAATACTACTTTTATCTTCAATGGTGGACGCTTGAAGATGGCTCCAGACCAGAGTACCGCGATTGCGACAGGCGGTATTTTACATTCTTAGAGCATTGGGAAAATATACCTTGGGCGCTTGGGGTTATTAGATCAAAGAAACGACGCGAAGGTGCGTCTTCCCAAGCAACGTCAAATCTTGTCTACGAGGCAATATTTTACAAGAACTCTAACTGTGGTCTGGTGTCTAAGTCTAACGAGGACGGGCGGGCCACATTTACGGAGATGGTCGCTTATGGGTATAGGCAATTACCAGCCTTTCTAAAGCCAAAACAAATTAACCGAGAAGATAGTGTAACAGAGCTTGTTTTTGCTCAAAAGGTTTCTAATGTCCGGGAAGGAACGGCTGCCACCCAAAAAGAAGATGAAGGCAACAGGTCAAAGATTAACTACCGGGCCCCTGTATTAAACGCCTATGACCGTGGTCGTATGAGCCGCCTACTGCTGGATGAGTTTGGTAAACTTGAAAAAGAGGTGCAGGCCTCTCAGTTGTTTGCGATTATATCCAAGACGCTGGTAAAGGGTGTTAAAAGAGTAGGGTTTGTTGAAATGCCCTCTACCGTTAATAAGCTTTCTAAGGGAGGTTCTGAGTTTAAGTTGTTGTGGGAAAACGCGGATCTCGGAAAGAAGTCGCCGACTATCAACCGCCTTGTCCGTTATTTTAGCCCCGCCTACGACGGCTACGAGGGTTTTATTGATAAATACGGGTTCTCTGTCATCAATTCCCCGACACCCGAACAAAAAGCTTATTTAGTAGAAAAGTGGGTAGTAAAGGATGAAGACGGAAATACCATAAGTGAGATTAGCGAAGAAGATATTGACTTAGGCTCAAAGGCATATATAATAAAGAGGCGGGAGGGAAGAACTGGTGATGACTTAGAGGAAGAGATAAGGATGAACCCCTGCACAGAGGTAGAAGCCTTTATGTCGGCAAACGCCGATTGTATTTTCAATGTTGTGAAACTCAATGAGCAAAGTGAAAAATTAAAGCAAAGTCCCGTCTACAAGCGCAAGATATTATTTTTCAGAGATGAAGTAACTCAAACAGTCCGCTGGAGAGATGCCACAGATTCGGAAAGTAATTTTTGTTGGGAATTTATAGGCGACCTCAAACCAACCGATGCAAACAAGCACTACTGGGACACAGGGATAAAAAAGCCCGGAAGGGCGGATATAGGAGTGATAGGGGTGGACGGATACTCAAACTCACAAGGCGGTAAGAAGTACGGCTCAAAGGCTTCGGCGTGGGTATACCTTAAATACGATATTCGAGACCCAGAAAACACGGGCCTCTTTACCGCGCACCTTTACGGAAGACCGCAAGAAAAGGACGACCTGCACAATCAGGTTATGCTGGCTGCCGAATACTTGGGATTTCAATGCTATTACGAATTTGTGGCCGATGATTATTACACCTATTTTAAGAATAGGGGAAAATTAGGGTATCTGGCAAAGTTCCCAATGAACGCGATTGACCCCAATAAGCGAAAAGCTGCCGAAAGACATTACGGCTTCCCAATTACAGACTTTGCAATGACTAAGCAGAATGATGCGATGATTAGCTATATTGAACACTATTGCGAAAAAATATACTGGCTTGAACTTATCGAGGACTTAAAAAGTTACGATCCTCAAAAGCGTACACCTAGCGACCGATCCGTTTCGGCTATGATTGCCCTCGTTGCAGGGCTTGAGCCTATCTATAAGCCAGCACCTCCCCAAACACCGTTAATTAAAATTTATCCGAATTACGGCACCGCAAACGCCGGAAGGTAGTAAAAAAAAATTTTTTCGTATAATTTAACTATATTTGTTTCGGATAAAAATATAAAGATGCAGGATTTCTCTGCTCAACCCTTAAAGTCGTTTCAGCTTGACCCTAAGCTAACTATCAAAGATAAGTCAGACTGGGAATACGGAAAACGACTCGCTATATATATCGATTCTACTATAAGGGGTGGAATATCAAGTTATTTCTTTGTTCGCAATGCTCGTTGGAGAACTAATCGCGGTTACGCTAATGGTCGTATTCCGATGAGCAAGTTTCAAGACTTGCTTGAGTTCAATGGTAAGGTCAACTATCTTAATATCAACTGGCAATCAATTAACATTGTTAATCGTATTATCTCCGGCTTGGTAGGTAGATGGATGGCTCGTAGCGAAAAAATACAAGTAACTGCCACCGATAGTATTTCTAATAAGCAAAAGAAAGAAGAGTACGAACAACTAGAGTTCATCCTTGAGAATAGAGCGATGCTGGAACGCCTGCAAGAAGAGTCGGGTGTTCCGCTCTTGCCACAAGGAGAAGAACTTCCCGAAGACAAAGAAGAACTCAAGCTTTGGCAATCTCAATTCCAGCGCTTGCCAGAAGAGATTGGTTACGAGCTTGCCTGTAATGATGTATTAGCTGCTAATGGCTGGTTTGATACATTAAAGGAAAAGATGCTGCACGACAGCGCTGAAACAGGTTTTGTTGGTACCTATACATGGATGGATGACCAAGGTGTTATTCACGTTGAGTGGCTGAAGCCTGAAAATTGTTTTTATTCCTACTCTTCCTATCCAGATTTTAGAGATACGACGTGGCGCGGTGTAATTCGCACCTATAAAATTAGCGAACTCAGAAGAAAGTATGGCGTTGAGTTTGGTGGAAAGATTAGCGAAGAAGAGTTATGGAAGATGGCTCAGTTTTCTAAGGAGTTCCAATTATACGACAATATCACTTGGCTTACCGAGTGGAATGTAACCTTCCTTCGCCCTTATGACGAGTGGAACATTGACGTAATTGAGTTTGAGCTAAAGACGGTTGATAGCGATGACTACACCGTTGTTACAACAAAGAAAAATAAGTCTACAATCGTTAAGAAAGGTAGACCCGATAAAACGGCTGAAAACGAAAAGCTTTTGTCGGATACAAAATGGAATATATACCGCGGGGTGTATTGCAGACCTACTAATACCGTTCTTGAGTGGGGCCTAAAGAAAAATATGATACGCCCGCAGGATCCGAAGGAAATTGGAAATGCCGAGTTCTCGTACAGCTTTTATATGGTGCAGAACTACGACATGACTTCCCTCGCCATCCCGGAAAAAATTCAAGAGCCAGTAGACCAGATGATTATTGCTCGTCTTCGCATGCAGCAATTAGTGGCAAAAATGAGACCTACTGGTTCGGCTGTAAACTGGGACGCCTTACAAAATATTGACTTTGGATTAGGAGACCAGAATAAAGGTATTGACGTTAAAAAACTTTACGACCAAACAGGTGATATTTACTATCGCGGTCGTGATGCGGAGGGAAATCCTATCCCTGTGCCTATTCAGGAGTTAAGCAATTCAGGGTTCTTGGCCCAATTACAAGGCCTTATCTTATTATATGATAAGCACTACCAGATTTTGAAGGATGAGTTGGGGGAAGACCCGAACCTCATAGCCGCCGCTATTCAGCCCCGTGTTGCTGTTTCAAATATCAATACCGCTGAGCAGGTGGCCCAAAATGCTACCGATTACTTTTATTGGGCGTACACTAATTGTATGGCCGATACCGCGAAGAAAGTAGCATCGCTTCTTAAGACTTCTGTAATGTACGGGGCTAATGTGTATCGTGATATTGTTAAGAGCAATAGCGACGAAATCGCTGCCCGTATCTTTAATGCGAGAATACAAATGCTGCCCGATCAGTATGAGCTGGCCCGTTTTGAGGCTATGCTTAATCAGGCACTCGCATCTTCCCCCGACCTAGTACTATTCCTTGACCCCTTCCAAATAATGCGTGTAGCCAAGGAAGATGTGAAATTAGCAGAGGCCTTGTTTAGAAGAGCGCAAAAGAAGATGATTATTTACAATCAGACAAGAGCCGCAGAAAATCAACAAGCTACTATTCAAGGGCAAATCCAAGCCGCTCAAATAGCAGAGCAAGAAAAGAGGGCTACAAAGGAGCAGGAAGGCCTTATGGACATGAAACGTGCCGAGATGGCCGCCAATGCCCAAAATAAAACCGCTGTTCTTCAAATGGCGACCCAAGCCTACCTGAAGCACATGGAAACTGGCCAGCCAATTCCTCCAGAAATTTTGCCGCTAATCCAAGCCGTAATGGAGAATGTAGCTTTATCCTCTGTCATATCTTCCCAAGAGAAACAAGAAGAAGTTCTTGCTAAAATGCAAATGGCAGCGGCAATGCAGCAACAACAGGGTGCGGGGGAAATGATGCCAGAAGGTGAAATGCCCGCCGAAGAGCAAATGATGCAAGAACAACAACCACAACTTCCCCAACAATAAAAAATAAAATATGTCAGTAACAGTAACAAATAGAAAAGCGTCTCAAGCCCTTAGAGGTCAAAGCGTCAAAGTAACACTTAACGCAGCACAATCCGCCAATCTATCTTCATTTCAGGTAGGTATGCGTTGCCAAGCCGGATCGTTTGTAACCCTTGGCTACATTGGAAGCGTTGATTACTTTGGAAACTCTTTTAAGGTTATACCCGCTCAGCCCAATAAAGAATTTGGAGCCAACGGATATTTAAGCGCTCTTGAAACAATAACAGTAGTAACATCATAAAAATAAAAATATGTCAGTACAAGTAATAATTGATGCCACAGAAGAGTATACCTCTGGAACCGAGTCAGGGACACCCTTTCTCGTTAAATTAGACACAGGGGGCTTTGATTATGCGGTTGTCCAGTTTGTCGGAATAGGCGGAGAGGTAGCCTTTAAGCATACCAACGACTCAGGAGCTATCAACGGCGTTTCAGACGGTAGTGCGGTATCCTCGGCTAACGCATTAGCCCTACAAGGGGTTAACTTGGCTTCAGGCGCAACAGCAACCTCAACATTGACGGCTTCAATCTTCCGTTTTCAATCATACGCAAGATTTTTGTGGATTGACGGAACGGCTACAAGCGCCACCTTGGATAAGCTCATTGTAAGACTTTACAAAATTTGCTAAAGATGAAAAAGGTAAAACTCAAAGTAAAAAAGAAAGGCCAAAAGCCTATTGAGTTCAAGGCAGGTGCGCTTCGCGCTCAACTTGGGGCCAAGAAGGGTGAGCCTATCCCTGCCTCTAAGATGAAGGCAGCCGAAAGCGGTGAGCTTGGAGAACTTGCTAAGAAGCGTGCCTTATTTAAGAAAAACGTATTAACTGGTAAGAAATGAAAGAGATGATTAAAAGAGCGGACGGAAGTTACTCTCAAAGAGGACTTTGGGATAATATCCGCGCTAATGTTGGTAGCGGTAAAGCGCCGACCAAGGAAATGCTAAAGCAAGAAAAGAAAATAAAATTGCGAACCAAAAAAAAGAAATCATAATGCAAAATCAAAAGCCAGACCCAAAGAAGCAGCCGGACCCAAAGAAACAACCCAGTAAGGTTGTTATGCGTGTTAAATGGGAACACGATGTAAAGAACCCGGAAAATGCTGAATTTGTCAAAGAGGTTGCAGACGATCTTGGTAAAGGAACGAGGAACATAACACAAGACGAGTTCAATAGAAGATATGAAATCAAAAAGACCAACGAGTATTACGATTATGATGTTCAGGTTCCTAAAAAAATCAATATCAAGCTAAGAAGCCCCGTTGATATAAAATTCAAAAATCCGTTTAAGTCTAATGCAGGACCTAATACGGTAGAGAGAACTAAAAAAGAAGTTAAAGAAGCTAAAAAAGGAATGTAATTATGGCAATAACAGCTAAAATCAGAATGTCAGGGGAAGAGGTGAAAGCCAAGACTTCCCTCACACCCGAAGAAATCCGCGATAGATTATTCTATTTTCACGATGCCGCACACGAATTTCATCAGCAAACTAAAGGCGGATGGGAACACGACGCGCTTGGTAAGTTATACGAGGGTCTAGAAGACTTCTCTGATGATATTCCAGAAAAGATGATGGGCTATATGGACGGCAAAAGACTTGGAGCCCTAGTTCGCATCCCTACTCCAAAATATGGAGGACACGAGTCTTCTGTAAAGCTGGTTAAAGAGTTATTAGACTTCTCTTACGACTTATATGAATTTGCGTGCGAGAAAAAATTGCTTGACGTGGAAAATAGATCTCAAGAACTTTCTGGTCTTGCCGCAAAGACTATTTACCGCTTAACGCTTAGCTAATTATTAACCAAATAGACTTTATGTCAGAAAACAACAACAACCAAGAACAGGTACAAGAAAACGTACAAAATGCTGCACAAGAAAATGTACAGCAACAGTCCTTTAATCCATTTTCGGATAACGCTTGGAGCGCTACGCCGGATTTTACAAACAATCAAGCTCCCGAAACCACATCTTCCCCCGACACTCAAGAAGAATACGAGGAAGAGATAGTAGACGCGGACGAGTGGTTAAAAGGACAATTTGGATGGGATAATGCCGATGCCGCGAGGGAAGAGATAGAGCAACTTCGTCAACTTCGCGATACCGCATCTTCCCCCGCAGAAATAGAATTTGCCAACGAACAAAGCGCAAAGTTCTTTAAGCTAATGCAAGAAGGTAAAGAAGACGACCTTTACAGCTTCTTAGAGAACAAAAAGAAATTCGATCGCCTTACCAGTATATCTGAGTTAGACACGCGGTCTGCTGCTGAGATTATCAAACTCAATATGCAGCAAAAGTACAAGGACTTAACTCCTAACGAAATTGAGTATAAGTTCAATAAGCAATTTTCTGTTCCCCAAAGACCCGCTCAAGGCGACTTGGAGACAGATGAAGAATATCAAGAAAAACTCTCTAATTGGGAGGCAAGAGTAAAGGACGTTGAAACAGAAATGTTCATCGAGGCTAAACTTGCCAAGCCCGAATTAGAGAAATTCAAAAACGAGCTAGTTCTCCCTGACGTACAATTTGAAACGGGACAACAAGGCTATGAGCCAACCCAAGAGGAATTGGATGCTCAATCGGCCCTGATGAACCAATTCAAGGAGTCAGCGATTGCTGCACTTTCTTCCTTTGATGGCTTTAGCGTATCGGTAAAAGACGAGGAAGTTGAAATACCGCTATCTTATGCCGTATCAGATGAAGAGAAAATTGCAGTTGCTTCGCAAATTGAACAATTTGCCGACGCTAATTTTGACGCCAATGTTGTGCTGGCAGAAAGATGGTTGAAAGATGACGGGAATGGAGGGTATAAATTAAATACCAATCAAATTATCCGCGACTTAACGCTCCTGCAGAGCGAAGGAAAAGTGAATCAGAAGTTTGTGAACGATGCGGCCTCAAAAAGGCTTGCGGAGTACATTAAAAAGACGAGTAACGTAAGCGTGACTTCCCAGACAGCCCAATCAACTTTCTCAGGCAATAACAAATCAGACTTAGACCGACAAATTGAGTACATCTGGAAGAACTCGTAAATCAAATCAATTAACAAAAATTAAATTTTAACAAAATGGCTCTTGGTATCCCTACCTCGAACATACTCCAACCCGGTAATATTAGTATCGCGGGTGGCGTAACGAGACAACTGGTGTCCGACCTTCAACTATTGACACCACAGTACTACAAAAACTACGTTGAAAAATATGGTAGCGAAGACTTCACTTGGTGGTTAGCTACTCACGCTGGAATGGAAGAGGTTAAAAACCGTGATTACTTCTGGTTTGAAAACCGTGGTAAATTGATCACCGGTATTCAAGCTGCTGCTAACGTAGCTGCTTCTGCCGGTGCAACTATCACCCTGACTCTGGCCGCTGGTTACCACTACAACAGCGGAACTCAGGCCCCCTTGCGCCCCGGTGAAACTGTCCGCGTAGCTTCAACTAACGTAGAAGGTCAAATCTTGGCAATCACAGGAACTACTCCTAATGCCTTTACCTTCACCGTTCGTCCCAAAATCTCTACCGAGTCTTTGGCTTCTGCTGGTAGCTCAAGCTTCCTTGCTACTGATACCCTGATCTTCGGTGGTATTATGGATGCTGGTGAGGCTTCTAACACCAACCAACCAATGATTCAGTTGGACGAGAAGTACACTAACACCATTACTGAAATGCGTGAGACTTTCTCAGCAACCGACCTCGCTGAAATGACCGAAGTGTACTACACAGGCGGTTTTTCTGGTGACGTTCCTGCTGGTGGAGCGCAAGCCGGGACTTCCCTCTTCACCCTGAAAGGACTTGTTAAGTCAAACATCCGTTTCAAGGACGACGTAGAGATGAAGTTAATGCGTGGTAACATCGTAAACAACACAGGTCTTAGCACAACAACTTCAGTAGGTTCTGAGGGTATCATCCCCAAGGTACTGGCTGATGGTGAGACTGTTGGTTACACACCCGGAAACTTGGATATCGCCAAGATCCACGAAATCACTCGTATTATGGACGTAAACGGTTGCGTAAGCGAGAATATGTGGCTTCAGGATATCTATCAAAACCAAAACTTCTCTGACGGATTGTTCGCCGCTTACCCTGCTGGTGCTTGGGTTTGGGGTGCTAACGAAAAGTCTGAAGAGGCTGCTATCAACTACGGCTGTAAGTCAATCAGCATCGATGGCTACCACTTCAAGGTGAAGAAGTATCGTCCCTTCAATACCGAGTTCTTGACTGGAGTAACTCCTAACACAGACTTCTTCCGTAACTTCGGAATGATCTGTCCTCAAGGAGAAACTCGCGACGCTAAAGATGCGAGCAAGCTCTACAAGAACATTACCATTATGTATCAGCAACCTCCTAAAGGTGGTACTATTGGTAACGGTATCCGTGTTTGGCAATGGGGTGGTGGTTCTCAGAACCCCACAACTGGTCAAATGAACGATAACGTGGAGATGATCACGTATCGCGGGTCGAGGGTAGCAGCGGCCAACCAGTTTGTCATTGTACAAGCTTCATAATCATTAACTTAGGTGAGTCGCCCAGTCACATGGGCGGCTCCCTTTGTAACTAAAAAAATGGGAGTAATATACAAAATAACAAGTCCTTCTGGTCGACTTTATGTAGGCAAAACGCACGATTTGCGCAAGCGAGTTAATGCGTACAAATGCGATGTAAGGAAGAATAGAAAGGATTTAAAATTACACAACAGCCTAAGAAAATACGGCTGGGATGCTCACATTTTAGAAGTGATTGAAGAAGTTGAGGACGCTATGTTGGACGAAAGGGAAATTTACTGGATTGCTGAACTTAACACTTATTGTTATAAAAATTCGAGAGGATTGAATATGACATTGGGTGGGGATGGTCAGCGTTCAACTTGGATGCACGATTTAGAAAGAAGAAGAAAACAGTCTAAGGTATTTTCTGGAGCGGGAAATCCTTTTTATGGCAAAACTCATACTGAAGAGACAAGGAGAAAACTTGCCAAGGTAATGAGTGAAAGAAATAAAAAACAAGGTATTAAAATTCCAGAATGGGGCGCCGAAAAGGGTAGAGATACTATAAGAAGAAAAATACTTTGCTATGATTTGCAGGGTAATTTTGTAAAAGAGTATAAATCACTTTCAGCGGCTTCGGATGAATTGAAAATTCACCATTCTACCATATCTGATTCATTGCAAAAACGTAAGAGTCAAGCAAAGGGGTATGTTTTTCGTTACAAAACCGACAGCTATCCATTAAAGATTGATGTTGGCGTAATTAAAAATAAGACTGTTAAACGCCCAATTGTTTGCGAGTATGCGGGGGAAGTTATGGTATTCGATGGCTCCGAAGAGGCCTCACAACAGCTTGGCATACCCAAGACCACTATCAATCGTGCAGCAATGTATAATAACGGCAAGCCTATAAGGGCTGGTCACAAATTTTTCTACAAAGAAAACCGCCCGCGTATTGCGGGGCGTGCAGCTTAAATGGTAAAAATTAAAAATTAAATTAAAATGGCAAAATTATCAGATGTTCAGTACTCGCTGAGAGGTGAACAAAAAAACACAGAAGCTCTTTCTTTAGGGGAACAAGAATTGGTAACGGAAATTAGACAACAAAGTGATGGAGGAATAAAATATCACATCTTTAAGTTAATTAATAGAACAAGAAGAGGTGGTGTTCACGTTCCGGGAATTGATGACGTTATTAATCCTGCAACAGGTAAAATGGAGCGTGTCAGATTACTCTCTGGTGTTGATACTATTTGGGTAAAAGAACAAAAGGATATTACACCCGAATATGTAAGAAACAACCTGCGCAGCTTAAGCTTTGTGAGAGGAACCAAGATACTTCGTATCCCTGAGTGGGATACAACAGCCCTTGAGTTTGCTCGCATTACAAGGCACAATGTAGGTAGCGCAAGTAACAAAACAGGAAGCCAGTTTGAGTTTTATGAATACGATCCAGCAAGAGAGCAGGAAGAGTTGTTTAAGAGAGAGGCGCTTGAACTTGAAATGGCTATTCTTGCAAAAGAAATGCCAGCAGATAAAATGCGCAAGCACGCAGCTTTCTTGGGCTTACGATTGATTGATGATCTTGGTATGCCTAAGACAGATGATGGATTGCGCCGGGAATATATGGTGTACGCAAAACGTAACCCAGACTATTTCCAAAGAACAAAAGACTCAAAAGAGATTGATATTATGTGGCTGATTAAAAGAGCAATTCTTGATTCTAAGATTGAGATTGGTCGGGAGCCGGGTAAGATATACTGGTCAAACGGAGGTGGACTGATTGGCGTTATGTCAAAGCAGGATACCCCAGAAAAGTATCTCTTGAACTTGGCGCTGACAAACTCTCAAGATGGAGAATCGTTCAGAGACCAGCTACAAAAGACCGCATAAAAAAATAAAAGATGGCGTACAATATTAATGATGTATACAAGATAGTCCTTTATGCTGTAAGCAAGAACCTTCAGCAGGGTTATGTTTCACCAGAGGATTTTAACAACTCTATTAATATAGCTCAAAAGGGCTACGTCGCCTATCTTTTAGGAAATTTTCAGCAGTATCAACCGGGACGCCCTGTCGCACGCATTGAGTTTGGACAAAACGCAGTCGTGCGGCAGAGGCTCACCCCGATTATTTACGAAACGTGGCTTTCTGTTGACGGTAGCGGGTATTCCCCCTACCCAAGCGCAGCCTCTCAGCTACCAAGCGGTGGGGCCTATATGCAAACAGACGCTATGTGGAGCGCCTACGGTTATGAAAGAATCAGAGAAGTGCAGCAGCACTATTTCTACTCAATTTACAATAGCGTAATAGACCCCGTAGCAAGCTGGCCAGTTTATATGATAAAAAACAATGGCTTTCAGTTTGCCCCCTTCGGCATCGGTCAAGCAAGAATAAGCTATATTATTGAACCACCAGATATGATTTGGGGCTACACGCTTGACGGAAACGGCGTTCCTGTCTATAATGCAGCCAGTAGTGTTCAGCCCGTTTGGGACGATGTGTCGATTATGGAAATTATTGCCCGTGCATTACGATTAATTGGTGTAAATTTACAGTAC